GGAAGCACATATATTAAGGTAATCAATGAAAATAATATCAGGTCTAAATGATTTCTTAAGTGCAAGTTCATTAAGAAGTGATTTAAAATGTCCACTATGTGCCGATGCTGTAGGATATTCTTTGATTATAAGAGTGCCTTGAGTTTTTTGTGCAAGGTTTGTTACCTTATTCTCAAACATTACTTTAGGAAGATCGGTGAGTTCTTGAATATTTACATTAAGAAGATTAGCGTCGATTCTTTCTGCAATTTTTTCTTCAGCCATTTCAAGAGTAATGTACAATACATTACGACCTTGAAGTAAAGAAGAAGCAGCCATATGACACATGAATAAAGACTTGCCCACTCCAGTACCAGCAAGAGCGATATTGAGAGTCTTATTAGGAAGACCACCTTTCGTAATTTTATTGAAGTAATCAATATCAAATGGGATGCGATCTTCTTTCCTATGATAAGATTCATACCGTTCTAGATAATCTTCTAGGTAATCATGTCCAACATGATTATCAAAACTAACAGATAAAGCATCCGATAAGATACTAGGTATTGCATCACGAGTTTTCTTCGCATCATTACCATCTGCAATGTTGATAGAATCCATCAATGCAAGATAAATTGCACGATCCCTACACCAAGTCTCAGTTGTATCAATCAACCAATTAAATTCTACTGAAACATCATCTAAACAAGAAACCAAATGATTCAGTTCTTTATAAGATGATTCATTGATATCAGATCTTTTTCCAATTTCAATAGAGAGAGCTTCTTTCGTCATTGGTTCGTTATACTTTTCTACGAAAGAAGAGATCTCTTCAAATACTGTTTTTTGATTAGTATCCTCAAAGTAATCTCCTTTCAAAAAAGGAAGAACCTTCCTCAAAAATTCTTCATTATATAAAAGGTTTCTAAGAATTAGAAACTCAACTTTCTCCATTAGTGTCTTCCTCTTCTTGATTTTCTGGTATTAACCACCACCCGTCATGCGGATCGTCATTAATATGTTCGTATTCTTCAGGATCCATAACTGAACTGCTCTTTTGCAACTGCATCCAATTGTTCCATTACTTCGGGTGTAAAGTAAACCTCTGGATCTTTAAGGATCGCCTTAGCATATACCTTTTTAGTTTCACCGTCAACCGTCATCTCATAACGACCTGCAACATTTTTCCACAGACCTCCCAGTTCACCCAACTCAAGAAGACCAAAATATCGATCGAGACCACGCTCATCGTAATAAAGACGAACTGTAACATCTTTGTTCTCCTTGCTTAGACGTGACTTGTGAGTCTTAGCCTTGATAAGATTTCCGACGACTGACGTTCCATCTTTTTCTTTTTTCTTTGTGAGATAGATAATTGTAGATGCAGCATACTTGAGTCCACTGCCTCCACCCATTTCTTTTGTAGGTACATAAGATCCGATAACATCGTAAGTGTGGTTGGTAACGATCATGGGAATTTTTGCTTGACCCAGTTTAAGAGTAAGCATACGGAATGCCCCTTTAACGAGTTGAGATTTAGTCATGTCTCGGACTTGTTTATCATCCAAAGCATCACGGATCTCTTTCTCAGTCGAAAGCATCCCTAGAGAGTCTAGCACAAACATCAATGGTTTGCGATCATCCTCGGGTGTTTTGAGATAGATGTCTACCGCTCTTAGAGCCTTGCTACGGAAGTCTTCGATAGTTACGACATTGACCACTACAAGACGATTCATGTCGATACCACGACTCTCTAGTAGTTGCTTGTTAACTGCAGCTTCTGTATCAAAATATAGACAGTACCCACCAGGATTACTGTCCAAAAAATTCTTAACCACAGCGAGACTGAAGAAAGTTTTTCCAGTGCTAGACTCCCCAGCAATGGCAGTAATCTTATTCCCAGATACGCCACCAAATATGCTACCTGAAACCAATCCGTTAAAGATGTACGAACCCGTATCAACAAATTCTTCAGAGTCGTCAATATCGGATGCGAGTTTTGTGTATTCATCGCCAATCTCTTTTACAATGTCTTTTAGAAAATCCATAATTTAATAGTGAAGTGTTTTTAGTTCTATCTCAGTCGCATAATTGAAAATTAAAACTTAGGGTACGTCTCTGTTTTCCTTTAACGCGATGGGGATAGCAAAGATGTGGTAAGCTTGTAGGGAAAAGGAAAGTCATCCCTATTTCTTGTTCTGGAAAATAATCATATTTTTGAGTACCACTGTTTTCTCCATAAAGAAAACTAAGTTTACCAAATATAGGAAGATCTTGACCCTCAGGGATTTCACTGTAATCTTGTTCTGGAATATCTAAAATAATAATACCACTAAGATCTCCTCCATGATCATGAACAGGAGTGAAATCATTCTCTTCGTAAATGTTTACCCAAACATCTAAAAACTTACTAGATTCTGTATTCCCTTCTGGTCTGATTTCAATATTTTTATCTTTCCACGCATGACACATCTCAAGACCATCCAATTCTTCAATATATTCATCTTTACAGTAATTGAGATAATCAATTAGACCAATATCTTCACAGAAATCACGATCCAAAAATACACACTCTAAATCACGTCCCAACAAATTTCTTCTTACCTCGTTGAAACTACTGTGCTCATTCCTAAGATGAGGATCTGCAAGAATTTTATCGGTATACTCATTAATACCTTCAACAATAAAATCAGGACAATCTGCTTCCAGTATAGTGGGCCCGAAAGGTCTTACAAAATCACCATTAAACTCCATAATAACTCCTACAATAAAACAATAATAGCACTATTCAAAGAAAGAATCAAGACTGATTTTCTTTTCAACACTCCATCCAATAGCATCAAGGATAGACTTAAGAGGTTCTAAAAAACTCTTATCAAACTGCAATTCATAATCAATATACTTAGTCAAGTTTAACTCATGAGGAAACTCTTGTATGAAAGATAAAACATTTTCATGAATCGGATTCGGTTTCTTCATGTATATAAATTTAATCTTCTCACCATTATTGATAAGAGAATACTTATTATTTAATTTATTCTCTTTTACATAATAGTTAAACAGCAGGGCACCCCTAACATGAATAGGAGTTCCCTTTGAATAAATGTGCGAAGATGAAGCATACTTCTTAACATCTGATGCAGTTCTTGGAAATGCAATTTCTTCTGGGGGAAGAGACCTAAAATCTTTTCTGCAGTTTTCAATGAATTCGATAACTTCATCTTCTGTCCCATTGAGAATTATTTTTAAAGCATCCTTGATCATCTTACGACAGGGGGCAGGAGTAGAAGATTTTACAGCTTCCAATCCCATAATCTTTAGTTTGGGTTCTTCATATCTAACACCTTCACTATCCCATACGTTAAGAATGTATCGCTTCTTCGCAGTCCAGATACCACGTTCAGCGATATTCTCACGCTTCATGATCATTTTTTGTTCATATGCCGAAACGTAATTCGCAAGTTTCTTATAACTGGACTCGATGAATGGTTCCAACTTATCTTCACAGATCTTATCAAGTATTCCAACAATCTTTGTTTTATCGCCAGACTTATCAGTAAAAAATTTATCAACAAGAGGTCCGAGACTAAGATAAATTGAATCAGTGTCGGATGCAATAACATAATCGACACCTTCCGTTTGCAATAGTTTATTTAGATATGCGTTCATACGCATTTCAATCCATCTGATTGATACTTGACCAGACAAAGTGATCGCTTCTGCATTTGCTAGTTTGTAATACCTAAAGTATTGATTACCAATAGCACCATAAGCAGAGTTAAGAGAGATCTTCTTCGCCATTTGAATGTTGTTGCATCGTGAAATCTCTTTCTCAAGTGCAACAGTAGGAGTTTTTTCATACTGCTGTTTAGCTACAAGCATCTTCTTTTTGAAGATAACGCGATCTCCATACATTTTCTCCATCAATTCTGGTAGAAAACCCTTTACATCTTTACGATACATTGCGCCATTAGCACAGATTGCATTATCTTTATACATTTCAAATGAAATCTCTTCATTCAAGATCTTATCAACGCTGACGCTGGGATGTTTCTCATCCAGAATAGTTTCTGGAGAGATGTTATATTGCATAATAAGGTGAGGATAAAGACTATTAAGGTCGAAACTAACAACCCAGTCATAAACTCCTGGAATAGGTTCTTTAACATATGCTCCTGCATATTTGTCATTTTTATCAGAACGTTCTTTTGGTGGGATAACTACTTTCTTATCTTTCAAATAATTGTATATGATATTGTCCCACATACGGACCTGATAGAAAACATCATTATAATTAACCTTTGCCTCATAAGCCATAGTCACAGCAAGTTCAATCAGTTTCATCTTGCCTTCTAATCGGTCCACAAGTTCAACGTCTTTGATGTTGTACTCTACAAACTTTTGCCAGTTACCAGTATAGAAGTCTTTGAACGTATCGAACTCAGAGTGGTCAAGTTTCTTTTGTCCAAGTTCTACGTTAGCGATATGATCTAATCGATAAGATTCTTGTGCTTTATAAGTAAACTTCTTATACAGATCCATGTAGTCTAATTGAGAAAGACCACCCACTTCAAATGCAATATTCTTTCTCCCCATGATGTAAACTTCTTTCTGACTCACAAGACCCCAAGGAGAAAACTTTTTCATGGCTTTCTCACCAAGAACACGATTGACTCTCCCACAAATATATGGAATATCATATAGTTGAACATTCCAACCAGTGATAATGTCTGGATAATTATTCTCCCACCAATCCAAAAACTTGATGAGCATAGTATACTCATCACCACAATTGATATAACTAACATTCTCCTGTGTATTGTTAAAAGGTTTCACACCCCATACAATAATCTTTTTTGTATTGTAATCTTGAATAGCAATAGTGAGCATTTCTTCTGCTACAGATTCCGTATCTGGAAACCCATATTCAGCAGAAACCTCAATATCAATAGTGAGTAGTTTTAGTTTTGTTATATCAAACTTTATTTCTTTCTCAGTGTACTTCTCGGAAATATACTGACTTACATAACGATCATTTCCATAGATCTTAAATCCTTCCACATCCTCATACTTTTTGTAGAATTCTCTACAATCCCTGACGGTACCAGGTTTAATAGGTTCTACATTTTCACCCTCAAGAGTTTTGTAAGAAGATTGTTTTTTAGAAGGAACATACAAGGTAGGAAAAAAATCATCCTTGTACATAACCCTCTGACCATTTTCATATCCTCTGACTAGGAATTTGTTCCCAATCATCTGGACATTAGTGTAGAATTTCATTAGTTACGTTTAGATGACGAATAGACATTTCAAATTTTTTGTTTCCGATCTCACCGAGATTAACTTTCTTACCAGTGTAAACCTCATAAGCAATTAAAAACAACGTATAAAGATGCCAGTGTGCTGGGGGAATGTACTGGGGGGAAAGACACAAGTGCATATGATCGAAGTCATAGTCTAGTATATCATACTCTTCCTTTGTAGCGGTACGCATGTTTGGTATGAGTCCTGTAAAATACTCCATTTCTTTTTCAGGAACACCATCAATAGAATGCTGACTACTTATCCAAGTATAAGATTTAATCCTATTTTGAGCTCTAAGATAAGCAATCCAACATCCTTCATCAATATCATTATTCATCTTAACATGACGATATTCATGTTTGTTTCCTTTACTAGAAGGAGATCCATCTGGAGATATCTCTTTCCAAATCATATCTCCATGATAAATTACGTCATGATGATGATCTATATTAATTATTTCTAAGTCAGTTTTGTCTCCAATATGATATAAGATATTATCATGATCATAAGCAAAACTAGTTTCTACTCCATTATGAAGACATTTATTGAATAACTTAAAAATATAAAAAAGATGACCCTTATCAAAATAAAGATCAGACTCCTTTATTTCGGGTTTAAATCTAAAGAAATTATCCCACCTAACACCCGAATTATCATTCCAAAAATCAGCTTCATATTCTCCAATAGTTGGACCCATAATATAGTCCAAGTCTATACTTAGAATTCTCATTTTACCAAAGAGTTATATTTTTTTATTAATTGTTCTGTGGGATCGGTAATTGTTAGAATTTTATCAGAACTAATCATGAAATCAGTTTGATCAGAAAAATCAAGCATCCATGGAGAAAGTGCCATTGTTGATTGATTTATAATATACGGATCGACTAATTTACAATCAGGTTCTCCAATGTCTGCACCAACTTCTTCAATCTTTGAAAGAAGAATGATATTATTAACTAGTAATATAGATTTTATCATTCAGTAACCTCAGGAACATCAGATACTGGTTCATCAACATATTCTCCATCTTCAGATTCTTCATCTGAAGCTTCAAAAATATCTTCATTAGGATCATCTGCAATGAAAGTATGACTCTCATCTAGACTGAGATCTTCTTCACTTGCATTTACGATGTCTCGATCATATAGATCAGAAACTTTACTAATAGGAGTAAGCATAGTTACAACGTAGTCTGCTGGAATAGGAACATTCAAATCCTTTGCAAGAGGAATCCAAGGAGCCATTCGGACGCGAAAGTTATCATCATTTTCGGGATCCATATCAAGATCAACCAAACAAGGTCTAGTTAAAATATATCCAATTACTCTAGAATCTGCTCCTGGACCACTCATCCATTCTTTAATTCCAGCAATAATTTGTTCACCCTCACGGGTCACGATAAGTCTAATGGTCATAATTACTTGATGATAATTTTTAATTGTGGGTTTACAGTGGGGTGATAGTGATGGTGGCGGTTATTATTATGCTTCCAGCAACTTCTTAAGGGTTGAATTGTTCTCCTTGTAAACCATCCCCATTGATCATATTTAGTAGTGTATATAATCTTCTTACAACGTTGCCTATCATTCCTTACCATTACATTTGATTCTGGATAATGATATTTGTAATTGCCTCTTGGGGATCTAGGATGAGCAATAGCAGGAGTTGCAATTAAAATTGCTGCTGCAGCAAAAAGAAGTGATTTCATGAGGGTTCTTCATTTGTAGTTATTTTAGCAATAAAAAAGAGGGGCGTCAACTGGATTTGGCCAGTTCCCCCTCCGTCTGCGACGACGATACGTTGTTATTTAGTAGAGAGGATTACTTTTACAAAGTTTAGATACTCTTACCAAACACTCTTCTTTATTTCCTTCTTGCTCATAATTGTTTAATCGACTTGCAATAATATCAGCAACTTCAACAAAGTCGTTTTCATCAAACCCTCTAGTAGTAAGAGCAGCAGTACCTAAACGTAATCCACTGGTAACAAAGGGAGACTCAGGATCAAAAGGAACTGTATTTTTATTTGCAGTGATATTAATTTCACT